CTAGATGAAAATAGTCAATATGGTGGTAATTCAAACAATGCAAATCCTCCAACAATTAACTTTCAACCTGTTTTTAAAATTATGAATGGAGGAAATGATTTTTCTACAGAAAGTGATAAACCACCTGAAGAATTAATTGCAGCAAATACTAATGATACAGCAAATAATAAAATACCAGACATAAATGATTATATTACTGGTGGAAGCACTGTAGTAGATGAACCTCCTGCAACTGCTACTAATACAAAATTCGATAAATTAGTTATTAAGAAAGTAGAATAAAAAATTGATAATTTATATAAAAAGGTATAATACTATATTATATAAATGTCCAGTTCAAATAATAGAATTTTAAAGTTGTATAAATCTCGCAAAACAATTCTTGAATTGTTAGATGCACAAAATTTTGATGTTAGTGAGTATCAAGATTTTAATATTGCTGAAATAGATGCTATGTATCAAAAAAAGCAATTAGATTTACAATTTAATCATAAAGAAAACAATACCAAAGTATATGTGAAATATTATCTTGATAGTAAGCAAATTAAACCAAATACTTTAGACCAAATCATAGAGGATTTATTTGATATTGAAAATATTTTAACCAAAAATGATACTTTAGTTATTATTACTGACGAAGAACCTAACGATACTATTATAAATAAAATTAAATATCTATTTGATAAAGATGGAATATTTGTAGTTATTCATAATATTAAAAGATTACAATTTAATATATTAAAACATCAACTTGTTCCTGAATGTAAAGTTCTTTCATCACAAGAGCTTGATAGTTTGAAAGATAAATACAATATCAAGGATTTATCTCAATTACCCGAAATTTCTAGATTTGACCCACAATCTCTAGCCATGTGCATTAGACCTGGACAAGTATGTCAATTATTGAGAAATAGTGTTACTAGTGTTGAAGCTAATTATTACCGTGTATGTGTTTAAGTAATATTTAGAAAATAAAATATATTAAATATGTATAGTATGGTTACAGAAATAGAAGAAGAAAATGAAGTTTCGGAAAGAAACTATCAAGATAAAAAAAGTTTTTATAATAGAGAATTCATTGAATCAGCTAATTTAATAGTTGGAATCGGTATATTACTTTTTATCATTCTCAAGAAATAGTTTCTTTGTATATATTAAATGGATACATACAAAGCAAAAACAATATATATGGCTGAAGACGGTCAAAAAGTCCAACTTGTAAATACCGGACTTTTTTTTATTTTTTACTTTTTAATAATAATTATTATATATCAATTCCTTAATAGAGAGCCAAAAAATAGAACTTGGAAATCCTATATTATTCTTCTTTTATTAATTCTTTATCCATATATTATTTATCCTTTTCAATCTTCTATTTATTTTATTTTTAAAACATTGTTTGTTAAAATTTTTGAAATATTTTATTATAATGACAACTAATTTTAATCTAATATAAATATAACTATTTATATGAGTTGTGGTTGTTCAAATAATCCAGAAGTATTTTATGCAAAAGCTGAAAATACACCAGATAAAAAAGGCTACTTGAGAATTGAAGGATTTTCAAATATAAAGGAAAGCAAAGAAAACATTTCCACTTTTAAAAATAAATATAAAAAATATTTAGACAGTCAAGATAAAAAGAATTTAGATGAAAACGCAAAAAATTTTTACGAGAGTTTTGATACTTCTACTGAGGAAATCTTAAACAAAGGAAGAGAAAACAAAGAATTAAGAGAAGAACTTGATAGAAAAATGAAAGAATTGTATAATACTATTCAATCTGAATCTTATGAAAGAGAAAAAATTGCAAATATGTATAAAATTAGAGATATTATTGTTTATTCAATTAGTGCTGTTGTTTTATACTATCTTTTACAAGAATTATAATATTTATATTTTATATAATGTCATATCAACCTTATTCAAAAAATATTATAATTCAAGAGCCTATGGATACATTAGAAGAAGTTGTTCAAGATTATGAAAATAATAAAACTGAGCTTAATTCTAATTATGTATATTTGTATTCCGAGGACTTAGCTGTTAGAAAGCCTAACGCACAAGATATAAGTATTAAAGATGAAAAACAATTAGTTATTAATGAATATCTTGTCTTTACATTAGGTATTCTTGCTGCTAGCACTGTTTTTATTTTTCATGTCTTCAACAAATAATTTTTATATATTTAATATATATTTAATATATAAATGAGTGATTTAGATAATACTGCTTTACAAGAAAAAGTTAATGAAATCGTAACTACAGAAAATGAGAGATTACTCCAAAAAAAAGAAATCATTGACCAAGAAGTAGATGGAAAAGATAGATTAAGAGTATTGAATAGAACTACACGAAAAAGAGGCGAACATATTACTCAAATGGTTCTGGTTTTTGTTATCGTTTTATGTGTTTATACTTTTTTAAAACTATTATCAGATACCGTTGAGTTTATACCTTCCTTTTTATTTGATATACTTAATTTTACAATCGTTGCTATTGGTATTATTTATATTTTTACTATTTTTGTTGATATGCTTTCAAGAGATCGTTTATATTATGACAAGTTTGTATTTGAACACCCTAATGTAGATACTCCTGAAGAAGTTCAACAAAAACATCAAGCTAGATTACAAGAAGCCACTAGTTTATGCGAAGGTTCAGCATGTTGTCCTGGAACTGAAGCTGGACAACCCGTCTATGATGCTGCATTAAATCTATGTGTCAATAGTCAAGACTCGTTTGCTAACATGAAAATGAAAAATAAAGTAAAACCCACTCCTTCTAATAAACCCAATGAATTTGAAGATTATGCAAAAGTATAATATTTATATTTAAGATTATAATATCCTTTAAATATAAATGAAAGACAGTTTTCATAAAACAAAAGCATCATTCTTTAACGAAAAAAGCGAACAATATCAAGTAGCTAGAAATTATTTATTATTAGCATTTTATTTATTTGCTCTTCTAGCTATTTATACAATTATTATGAAAAATTCCAGTCTATATTCAAAAGTAGTTCTTATTTTATTAATTATTTTATTTCCATTTTATATTTTTTACATTGAAAAATACGTATATGTTCTTTACAAATACTTCTATGCTTTGATTGTTGGTAAAGTAGTTACAGATACTGAATTATAATAAAGTAGAAAATTTTATGTATTTTTTTTACATAAAATTGATATTTTTGTAGCAGTTAGTGGGATTAAACGAAACAATACTTAACAAAATTATAATAAGATGGCGGAATGGACTTTCATGCTTTCATGTGAGAAGGGGCACACAGATTTCGTAAAAAAGGTTTTGGAGAGAGGGGATGTGGTTGCAAATGTGAAATATAATGATGGCAGGTCGGCTATCATGATGGCAACTAAGAATGGACACACAGAAACTGTGGCAATGCTGTTGGAGAAGGGAGCTGATGTGAATGCAAAGGATAATTTGGGCAGGACGGCTCTTAATTATGCAGCTGACGTTGGATACACAGAAGTCGTAAAAGTACTACTAGAAAAAGGAGCCTATGTGAATGCAAAGGATATTTGGGGCAAGACGGCTCTCATGGAGGCTGCGGATGGAGCTACCGGAGTGTACAAGAAGGAAAGACACACAGAAACCATTGCAATGCTCCTGGAGAATGGAGCTGATATAAATGCGAAGAATGATAATGGCTGGACGGCTCTAATGGGGGCAATTTATTTTGGACACACAGAAATAGTGAAAATGCTACTTGAGAAGGGAGCTAATGTGAATATTAAGGATAAAAGAGGCTGGACGGCTCTCAAATTGGCTGTGGATGCAGCTACTACCGATAGGAGGAAGAAAATATACACAGAAATCGTTGCAATGCTCATGGAGAATGGAGCTGATGTGAATGCGGCGAATAATGATGGCAATACGGCTCTCAATATAGCAAGAAAACATGGACATACAGAAATCGTGTCATTAATAAAAAAACATATGATATTAAAAACGGCTCTAATAATCAAAAAAGGATTAACACAAAAAGGAGACAAATACCTAATGCCATATGCACATAGAGAAACAATACATCGTATTGTATCCTTCTTTTAGTTGTAACTTATAAAATAAAACTTTTTTCTTGTATTGAAGTAATTGAGAACATAAAAAGCATCAAAAATCATAAAATTGATATGTTTTGTAGCAGTTAGTGGGAATAAACTAAATCAAATTATAACAAGATGGAAAGAATAGAAGAATTTACTAAAGAGAAACATAAAGAAATTTCAAGAATTTATGATGAAGGAAGGGAAGATAAGTTCTGGGAATGGAAAACAGAAAGAGAACAGTTAGATTTCTCATATAGGATTTACATGGGATGGGATCCCGATGAAACTGAGTCCGTGGCAAAACTAATGGAGAATGGAGATGCTGTGAATACATTGGATGAAAACAATAGAACACCACTTGTTTATGCTGTTAGAAGAGATTCCGAAGCAGATGTGAAAATGCTTTTGGAATATGGAGCTAATATAAATTACGGAAATAAAAATGTAGATTGTAATTATCCTATAATAGAGGCTAGTATTCGTAACAATACAAAAATGGTGAAAATGTTGGTGGAGAAGGGAGCTGATATGAATGTGAGAGACTTCGAAGAAAACCTTACACCTCTCCATTTTGCATGTGGTGATGGAAATGAAGAACTTGTAAAATTCTTTCTGGATAAAGGAGTTGATGTGAATTCAAATACTGATGATGGACCTACTGCTCTTATGACAGCATGTATTAACGAAAATACAAATATCGTACAAATGTTAATAGATAACGGGGCGAATATAAATTGGAAGGATAGTGATGGTGTAACGGCTATTAATCAAGCAAGTTTCAGAGAGAAACCAGAGATCGTATCACTGCTATTGGATAATGGAGCAGATGCGAATATAAAAGATAGGTGGGGTGATACGGCTCTCACAAAGGCAATAGAATATGAAAACACAGACATCGTGAATTTAATAAAAAATCATAATTTGTAACTCTTATATGGTGTGTTTTTATGTATGAAATATACTTAAAGATATCTTATGGTAATAATATAGTTTAAATATGAGTGATTATTTTTGGTGGGCTGTAAATTATATCTA